AATGCGATTATTAAAGCCGCACCAGTAAACGCAGAGTATAATGCTCTACGAGATGCATTTGCTTTAGCTACTGGACATAAACATGATGGTAGCTCTACTGAAGGTGGTTATGTACCTTTAATAGCTGACAGTGATGCATTAAACAAAGTTGTAATAGATACATCTAACAATCGTATAGGCTTCTTTAGTGAGGTATCTTCTGCTGCAGTGGAGCAAATACGTATTCAAGATGGTGCGATTGTTCCTGTAACAGATAACGACATTGACCTTGGTGGTTCAAGTACAAAGTTTAAAAACCTTTACGTAAATGGTATTGCAAGTATTGGCTCTATTTCCCTTTCAGGTGGAACTATAGATAACACTGTTATAGGTGGTAGTACAGCATCATCAGGTAGTTTTACTACAATAGCAGCATCAAGTAACGCTACTGTAGGCGGTACTCTTGGTGTAACAGGCAATGTTACAATGGGTGGTACATTAGCAGTAACTGGCACAACTTCTCTTACAGGTACAGCTACTATTACATCTGCAGACATTAATTCTGGCGCAATGGATAATACTACCATTGGTAACACAACGGCTGCTGCAGGTACATTTACTGATCTTACTTCTACAGGTACATCTACTCACGCTACTGTTGATATTAACGGTGGTGCAATTGATGGTGTCACTATAGGTGCAGCATCTGCAGGTGCAGGTACATTTACAGACTTAACAGCCTCTGGAACAACTACAGTAACAACTGCAGATATAAATGGCGGTAATATAGATGGTACAATTATTGGTGCTTCTAGTGCTGCAGCAGGTAGTTTTACAACTGTATCAACAACTGGACAAGCTACATTAGCAACTGTTGATATTAATGGTGGCGCTATTGATGGTGCTATTATCGGGGCTAATAGTGCTGCTGCTATAACAGGTACAACTATTACAGCAAGCTCAGGCTTTGTTGGGGATTTGACAGGTAATATTACAGGGGATATAGATGGTGACATCACAGGTAATATCACTGGTAACGTAACAGGAAACGTAACAGCTAATTCTGGTACATCTACATTTGCTAACGTAACAGTTAACGGAACACTGGACGTTACAGGTACAACAATTGCTAACGTTACAGATCCAAGTTCTGCACAAGATGCTGCCACGAAAAATTATGTGGACACACAGGTATCAGGACTTGTAGACTCAGCACCTGGAACTCTAAACACACTCAACGAACTAGCTGCAGCATTAGGTGATGATGCAAGTTTTAGTACAACAATTACAAACAGTATAGCTACTAAGTTACCACTAGCAGGTGGTACAATGAGTGGTGCTATAGCTATGGGTACATCTAAGATTACAGGTTTGGGTGATCCAACAGCAGATCAAGATGCGGCAACTAAAAAGTATACAACAGATACATTCTTACCGTTAGCAGGTGGTACTCTAACAGGTGCAGTAGCAGCAGGTAGTAACAAAATTACTGCTACATACACACCAAGTGCAAATTCGGACTTGACAACTAAAACATATGTAGATGGTATACTTGGATCAGGAACATCAGCAGCAACATCAGCAACTGCAGCCGCCTCAAGTGCTACAGCCGCTGCTTCAAGTGCCACTGCAGCCGCATCTAGTGCAACTGGAGCAGCTTCTAGTGCTACATCTGCAGCAGCTAGCTTTGATTCGTTTGATGACAGATACCTTGGCGCAAAGTCTTCAGCACCCTCTACCGACAACGATGGAGATGCTCTTCAGGTAGGAACTCTCTACTTTAATACTACTACAAACTCTATGCAGGTTTATGGTGGTTCTGGTTTTACTGCAGCAGGTTCATCTGTAAACGGAACTTCAAGTCGTAACACTTATACAGCTACTGCAGGTCAAACTTCTTTTGCAGCTACATATGATTCAGGTTTTGTGGATGTTTATCTTAACGGTGTAAAACTATTAGCAGGTACAGACTTTACTGCTACAAACGGTACTTCAGTTGTTTTAGCCTCTGGTGCTGCAGTAAATGACATTGTTGATATTGTAGCCTACGGTACATTTACACTATCTACTCATTATACTAAAACAGAAGCTGATGCTCTTTTAGCTGCTAAACAACCTTATGCAACAATTGCAGTTACTGTTGTAAACTCTGGTGGTAACAAGTATGCTCTTGATGGAACAGTGCAGCAACTAGCTCAACTTAGACCCTCAGTAACATATAGGTTTGATCAGTCAGATAGTTCTAACGCAGGACATCCACTACTACTAAGTACAACTTCTAATGGTACTCATGGTGGCGGTAGTGCATTTACTACAGGTGTAACAGCAGTAGGTACTCCAGGTTCTGCAGGAGCTTACACAGAAGTTAAACTAGAACAAGATGCTCCAAATACTTTATACTACTACTGCACAAACCACTCAGGAATGGGTGGAGAGATTGACGTAAATGCTAAACTACCTCTATCAGGTGGTACACTTACTGGTGGACTAACAGGTACAACTGCTACGTTTACAACTGCCGATAACAGTACCCAGTTAACTCTTGTGTCTACTGATGCAGATGCAAGTGTTGGCCCTGTTTTAGATTTATACAGAAATAGCGCAAGTCCTGCTGATGATGATGTTTTAGGTGAAATAAAATTTCATGGAGAAAACGATGCAGATGAAAAAATACAATATGGACTTATTGCTGCCAAAATCCAAGATGCTTCAGATGGAACTGAAGATGTTAGATTAAGTTTTAAAACAATAACAGCAGGTACTGAAAGAGAAAGAGTTACAATTCAGCCAACTGAAGTGGTATTTAACGAAGACTCTGTAGACCTAGACTTCCGTGTTGAAAGCAATGGCAATGCTAACATGCTATTTGTTGATGGTGGAAATGATGCTATAAGTATTGGGACAAATTCGCCTAGTACTTTTAGTAACTATACTAATGTTACTCTGCAAGGTGGCAGCGCAGGAGTAAATTTAGATTTTAAAGACAGTGGTGGAAACAGAACTCATGCAATAGTTTCAACTCCAACCGAGTTTATTGTAGAAACAGGTAACACCGATCCACTTATATTCAAAACAAATAATACAGAAGCCGCTAGGTTTGATAGTTCTCAAAACTTGCTTGTGGGCCATACTAGCCAAGACACTCCTGTTGATAACGGTGGTGCAGGGGTAACTCTTAGACCTCAAGGCGTTATGCTTATCGGTGGTACTGGCACTTCTATATATGCTAATCGTGAAGACAGTGATGGTGAGATTGTGCAGTTCCGCAAAGACGGCTCCACTGTGGGGAGTATTGGGGTTAAAAGTTCTAGACCTTATTTCAGCAATAGCACTAACTGTGGTATTCGCCTTGCGAATAATGCTTTAGTAGCAACTGATGAAACTGGAACAAACGAAACTAGTGCAACTGACTTAGGTGCTACAGATGTAAAATGGAAAGACGCTTATTTATCAGGCACAGTAAACGCAGGTGGTGCTACATTTGAGGGCGATTTAGCTGTTACTTCAGGTACTAATGCTAAACTAATAATAAACGATGCTATTGGTGAAGTAGGTAGTGGAAACTTAGCTTTTCAAGCACAGAACACCGCAGGGTCATCTTTAAAACCAATGGGTTTTAGGGCTGAAGATATAAGGTTTGCAACTGGTGCGGCAGAACGTTTCCGTATTGGTACATCAGGGCAATTAGGCATTGGCGGTGCAACCTACGGTACATCAGGTCAGGTTCTAACATCTGGCGGATCGGGTGCTGCACCAACATGGGCAGATGCAGGTGGAGGTGCTTATGAGTTAGTTAGTAGATCAACTATTAGTAGTAACACAAGTGAAGTTGTATTTTCTGGACTTAGTACAAGTGTTGGTGTTCTAAAACTAGTAATTAATAACTTAAAATTCAGCAGTGATTGCAACCTTTATTTTAACTTTAGAGATAGTAGTAATAATAACTTATCAGGTGGAACTGCTTATACCCAAGCCTCTCACTATTTTACTAGTGGTAATGCAGATGGTGATGCCGGTGCTAGTGTTCCTCAAATATATTTAAATTTATCGTATCAAATTAATGATGGTGCAGGAGGTTGGGAAAGGCGTGGATTTAGTGGTGTTTTTTATATTTTTGATTTTGGCAATGATTACCCCAAGGTTTTAGGAGAGTCTTGGTGGAACGGTGAACCGAATTACTCTAACTTCTACAGAGAAAATATGGGAGCGATGTACACTTTAAACACAACCGCAGCCGCAGGTTTTAGGATATGGCCTAGTGGTGGTAATATAACAAGTGGTAATATTTCTCTCCTTAAATTAACTTAGGATATTTAATATGAGTGATAAAATTTATAAATATGAAAATGGACAAAAAATTGAGTGTACCGTAGAAGAAGTTAAAAAATTTACGGCTGAACAAGAGTCTAATGTTTCTAGTGACATTAATATAGAAAAATCTAGAAAAAGACAGAGACGCAACGGCTTACTCGCAGCATCCGATTGGACACAAGCTAACGACAGCCCATTGGCTAACGATAAGAAGGTTGAGTGGGCATCTTATAGAACTGCTCTGCGTAACTTGCCGTCTAGTTCTGACTGGCCTGATGTTACATTCCCAACAGAGCCTAGTTAATGAGTAACATCAAATAGTTACACTTAGATTATAACAGAAATAACAAAGGAATTAGTTCATGCCGAACTGATATTAGAACCATAACACAAAGGAGAATGGTACAATGGGAAAAGATAAAAAGACCCCAATCACTATCAACGACAAAGAGTATATCATTGAGGATATGACTCAGGAACAGCAAACAATGGTCAACCATATTGCTGACTTAGAAAGAAAGCTTAACACAGCACAGTTCAATATGGATCAGTTACGTGTAGGTAGAGATGCATTCGTAAATATGCTAACTGCTAAACTAGCAGAAGAGGAAACAAAAGATGAGTGATGAAATTACAAAAGAAGAGATAGCTGCAAACTACACAGCAATGGGTCACAGTGTTGATTTAATAACTGCTGTAATTGCAGGTGATCAAATGGCAGATGAAGAGGCTGCAGATAGACAGGGTTGTGTAGACCGTAACGTAGAGCATCTACAGTTAATGGTAGCTAAAGACTATTGGACCAGTGAAAGTATGACTGCTGTAAATGCAGCTATAAGCGCAGGTCAAGGCTACACAGCAGAGTGATTTAGAGAGGAAGACTGACACATGACTAGAGCAAGAGATTTAGCCGACTATATTTCAACAGGTGTTTCAGACACTGAGCTTGATGTATTGGACGGTGTTACAGCAGGTACTGTTACAGCATCTAAGGCTCTAGTCGTAGATGCAAATAAAGATATAGCAAGTCTTAGAAATGCAACACTTGCAGGTACAGCCACCATTAACACTTTAGCAGTCGATGGCGGCACAATAAAGCTAGACGGTAATTATCCTACTGGTACAGGCAACGTGGCGTTGGGTGATACTGCGTTAGACAGTCTGCAATCTGGTGGTGATAACAACGTAGCTATAGGCCGTAACACAGGTACTGCAATTACAACAGGAACAGAAAATAGTTTAGTTGGTAGTTTGGCAGGGGATGCTTTGACAACAGGCAGTCAAAATGTAGCTTTTGGTGCGCAAGCATTAACCTTAGATACTTTAGGTAGTAAAAGTGTAGCAATTGGAGAAAGTACATTAAAAGTACAAAACTTTACTTCTGCTACAGATGCTTTTAATGTTGCGGTTGGTACAGATGCAGGACAATCAGTCACAACAGGCGTACAGAACACTTTAATTGGTGGCCTTGCAGGTGGTGCAATTACGACAGGAGCTTCTAATGTTAGTGTTGGGTATGGGTCTTTAACTAGCAATACGACTGGAGAAAGAAACACTTCTTTAGGGCATCAATCTTTATACACGAATACAACAGGTTCTTTTAATACTGCTTCTGGCAGAGCCTCAATGTATTTTAATACAACAGGTCAGCAAAACGCTGCTTTTGGGCAAGATTCACTATTTGCTAATACGACAGGTTCTTACAATGTAGCATTAGGCAAGTCTGCATTACAAACCAACACCACTGCAAGTAACAACACTGCGGTTGGGTATCGGGCAAGCTATAGCAGTACAACAGGTAATGATAATGTCATTATTGGCATGGACTCTTTTTACAATGGCACGACAGGTAGTGATAACGTTTTAATAGGCCATAGGGCAGGTTACAATCATTCTTCTGGTTCTAGTAATGTTGGCGTAGGTTATGATGCCTTGCTCCAGAACACCACCGCAGGCAACAACACGGCAGTTGGTTATCAGGCAGCTTATAGTAATACTACGGGGACGGATGTAGTCGCTGTAGGTATGTCAGCTCTACAAGATAATACAACTGGCGTTGGTAACGTAGCAATAGGTAGATTTGCTTTAGGTGACAATACTACAGCAAATGGTAATACGGCTGTGGGTGGGTATGATGGTAGCGCACAACC